CAGTTGACTGGGAGATCACCATCGGCGGTGAGACCACCACCGTTGGCGCTGCCCTTGAGACCGACCGTGGCCGCGACCACATCGAGTCTGCGATCAAATCGCACCTCAGCCGGTCTGAGACAGACTCTCGTCGTGGCGAGGCGCTTCAGCGTGCCTTGCGTCGTGCCCTCCGCGCAGAGAACAAAAAACTTCGCGCTGAGTTAGATCGCCTGCGATAGCTGTGCCTGCGCCGAGTAGACTTCTACCCGGCGTTACGCTACACTCCTGTAGTCTTTTACATTGGAGAAATATCGTGGACATAGCAGAGCAGATCAGACAGTCAGCAATCGCGGAGGCCGGGGACATCTCCGGCTATCCAAACATCGAGACCGTACACCGGATCTCGCAACCACTCAGCGACCTACAGTCTGCGCTTGTGGATTTCAGTCCAGATTTTGAGACTGATATTGGCGAACTCAGCGTCAGCGAGCTGTACCGTAAATACTTCAACATCGGCATTGCTGTCGGTGAGCGAGATCAACCAACCATTAACTAATTCGTTGAGCCTTCGGGCTCACCTTGTAGGACGCGGGTTCAAATCCCGCCCTCTCCACCAATAACTATTCAGCGAGTAGTTATCGGGGGGAGGTTCTGGAATCGACTGCGGGTGAGTGTGTTGGGGAGAACTGGTGAGCGAGCTGCCAGCCGTGTGTCGGGAAAACGCGAGAACCAAACTATCTGCAAACGATAGCGAGTACGCTCTAGCCGCTTGAGCTTGAGCCGGGGAACGCCAGCCGCCCTGTTACCAGTAGGGCTGGCACCTAATTCTATAAGCACCCACATGGGTGCTTTTTTATTGTCTGGAGAGAACTTGTGAACACACAGAAACCCGGAAAAATCTACTACACCTGCCCCCAGTGTGGGCAGGGCGTCCGCTCTCCCGAGCGCCTTGCTAACCACCGTCTCCGTTGTCTGGGGACTGGTCAGTGGAGCAAAACCCGTAAGGGTGGTGCGTCGTGACCGGCATATCGGATGTCCACCTCCGACCGCTAGACGGCATGAGCATTGAGCAGATGATCGACATGCTGGTCGATCTTGGCTACGGCGCTGAAGGTCTATCAAACGAGGAGATCCGGGAGATGCTTGTCGAGGTTCTGGACGGCCACGACAGTGAAAGTTACGAGGAGCTGGACTTCTCCGATGACTGACTTCTCCGATATCGACGAGCGTTGGCTTATCGAGAACGGACTGTATGACATCGCTGACCCGAGCCACCTGTACGACGAGATCGTTAATCGCAGGGAGCGCGGCGACGATGGCATAGAGGCGCCAGTTAGCAAGCTGGTGGGAAGGTTCTCATTACCCTTGCGTGGAATCACGATCTTCGGAGCATATTCCGGGACGGGAAAGTCCAGTTTTGCAGCTCAGTGGGGATTGCACGCAGCCAACAGCGGGCGGAAGACGGCAATTATGTCTCTGGAGATGCCTCCAGATCATACCTTGGAGCTTCTAGCAGAGCAGGCCTCATGCGTGCCAGACGTACACCTACCGTACATCGAGAAATTCTCTCGCTGGGCGGATCAAAAGCTATACCTATACAGCAGCACAGATGTGGTGACGCCCGAGCGTGTGTTTGAGTTTGTGAGGGTGGCGAGGACGATGCTTGGCTGCGAGCTGATCGTGATCGACCCACTGATGCAGATAGCACTGCCATCTGAGCCTGACGCTGAGCGTGAGTTTATTACTCGGTTGGCGTCAATGAGCAGGGACCTTAGCTGTGCAATCTTGCTTGTTCACCACCTTCGCAAGCCGCCATCCGGTGGGCTTGGGGAGCGCCAAAAACCGGACAAGTCATCATTTTTGGGCAGTACGCATCTGACTGGAGCGGCGGCAGCAGTATGCACTATCTGGTGCTGTCCAGACCTTCGGGAGATGCGGACAAACGGGCAAGAGATACCGCCTGACTCTGGCCCCGAGTACCTGTTCACGGTCCATAAGCAACGCTTCGCACCGTGGCACGGCTCGGTTTCGCTGACGCCACACGCTAGGGGTGCCCGACTGCTATGCAACAGCACGGCTGGGCAGTACAGGCCCATAAGAATGGAGGAAGAGATATGCAAGTCAAAGAAAGAACAGTTTGGCGTGTTCAGTCAGGAGGCATCACCCGCTGGTTTGCCGGGGAGCTTGGTGCCAGAGACTACGCAAGCGACAGGTTCGAGGCCGAATTTGACGGGGTTCCCTTTGTAGAGCAAATCCTGATGAGCGAGATGCTGGCGCACATCAACGAGCTTGAGATGGGCAGGAAGACCTTCATGGATTTCTACGGCAAAGATTTATCTAACGCGAGTAAATAACTTAATCAAGGAGATGTATATGTTTGAACTAATCTTACTCACGCTGACCGTGGCCGTGTGCTGGAGCGCCGTCCACCAGTCCACCAAGAACTACTTGGAGGGCATCGATCTTGAGTCTAAGTGATTATCAGCGATTGATTCATGCGTCCCGGTACTCCCGGTGGCTCGATGACGAGCAGCGACGCGAGACATGGCCAGAGACCGTGGCCCGCTACATCAAGTTTTGGCAAGACAAGGAGATGATCACAGATGCGGAGGCAAAGCGATTCGGTAAGGCCATCGAGGAGATGGACGTCATGCCGAGTGCCCGCTGCCTCTGGACTGCTGGTCCTGCTCTGGAGCGTGACCCTAGCGCAGGATTTAACTGCACGTATGTCGCGGTCGATCATATGCGAGCCTTCGATGAGGCGTGTTTCTTGCTTTGTTGCGGAGCGGGGGTCGGCTTTTCGGTAGAGCGACAATACATCAACAAGCTACCCGAGGTGCCCGAGGACATGGTTCCTTGCGACACCGTCATCATGGTCGCCGACTCGAAGCAGGGCTGGGCGTCAGCACTGCGTCAACTGATCAGCCTGCTGTACTCCGGGCACGTACCGACATGGAACGTGGAGCGAGTACGCCCTGCAGGTGAGCGTCTCAAGACTTTCGGCGGTCGAGCATCTGGCCCCGGCCCACTGGTCGACCTGTTTGAGACCGTTGTCCGCATCTTCAAGGGCGCGGCTGGTCGCAAGCTGAACTCGACAGAGTGTCTCGACCTTATGACCTGCATCGGTCAGGCGATTGTGGTGGGCGGCGTGCGCCGTTCAGCAATGATCAGCCTGTCGAACGTCAGCGACGACCGCATGAGGATGGCTAAGTCTGGTGCATGGTACGACCAGCATGGCAACCGGGCGCTGGCTAACAACTCTGCTGCGTACACGGAGAAGCCAGACTTCGCTGTGTTCATGGACGAGATGGCGAGCCTGTACAAGAGCTACTCGGGCGAGCGAGGCATCTTCAACCGGGAGGGTATCCAGAAGAAGATCGCGGAGCACGGACGCCGCGACCCCGATCAGGAGTTTGGCTGCAACCCTTGTGCCGAGATCGCGCTTCCGAGCCAGTCAGCATGCAACCTGAGTGAGGTAATCATCCGCCCGGATGACACCCTCGCATCGCTAAAGAAGAAGGTAGAGATCGCTGCCATCTTCGGGACGCTGCAGTCGACACTCACGAATTGGAGATATGTACGCCGGTCGTGGGTCGACAATCTGGAACGTGAGCGACTTCTCGGACTGTCCTTTAGTGGCATAGCCGATCACGCAGTGATGGGCGGCTTAGAGGGCGGCATGGGTAAGACACGCAAGTGGCTTGAGGAGTTGCGTGACCACGCCGAGAAGGTGAACGAGGAGTGGGCAGAGCGTCTGGGCATCAACCCGTCGCACTCAGTCTCCTGCGTGAAGCCAAGCGGCACGGTTAGTCAGCTTGTGGACTGCTCGTCGGGAATTCACCCGCGCTATGCGAAGCACTACATACGCCGGGTGCGTCAGTCGGTCAACGACCCGATCACGCAGTTCCTGATTGATCAGGGTGTGCCGCACGAGCCCTGCGTCATGCAACCCGACAGCACCATCGTGTTCGACTTCTACGTGAAGTCACCAGAGCACGCCATGTGCGTCGAGAACATGGACACCATATCTCAGTTAGAGCTGGCAAAGCTGTACGGCGAGGCGTGGGCAACCCACATGGTCTCTTGCACCGCCTACTACACCGACGACTCATGGTTCGAGGCGTGCCAGTGGATCTGGGACAACTGGGATCAGGTGGCAGGGATGTCGTTCCTGCCGCACGACGGTGGCACCTATAAGCAGGCGCCATACGAGGAGATCAGTGAGGCGGAGTACGTGCAGGCAACGCTCTGCATTGATCCGATCAAGTGGGACGAGCTGCCCAGCTACGAGAGGGGCGACACCACGGAGGGCGCTAAGACAGCGGCCTGTGTCGGTGACGCCTGCGAGCTGTGAGCGCATCAGATTGGTGGGGGACCGATGGCCGGTCCCCTCGCCACTTCGCGGAGGCGCTGGTTCAGATGCAGGGCCAGCCAGATAAGCAGCGCGCCTTTGTTCAACAGTATGTGCCAGAGCATATTCGGGACATTGTTCGGGACCATTACCGGACTGCGCTTGCGCTTGGAGGTAAGAAGTAATGGGAAAGGAGAATCTCAGGGAGGAGATCGAGGCACTCGTGAAGGACTTCATAGACGGCGGCGGGACCATCCAGAAGGTGCCCTCCGGCACCGTCACGAGAGGGCCTGAGTGGGACGGATTCCCTGACATGCGGGAGTACGGAGAAGTTACTGAGGACGAGGAATAAATCATGGATGACGACTATGAGGAGATTGAATTGTTAGGCGATGAATATCACCACGCGCTACTGGGCGCCGTGTACGAGCAGGACGGCACCCCGGTGCCCTGCTACTCAAGCGGCGCGATTGTGGACGAGCTGATGAACCAGGGCATGACAGAGGAGCAGGCCGTGGACTGGATCAATGTGGAGACAGATGGGGCAAAGATACTGTGGATACACCCCCTGGAGATCCAGCCCGACTTCACTCCCGATGACCGACCCCACCTGCGGCTCGTTCACTGATGAGGTACGGCAGCGTATGCAGCGGCATTGAGGCCGCAACACAGGCTTGGCATGGACTTGGATGGGAACCTGCATTCTTCTCTGACATTGAGAAGTTCCCGGTGGCTGTACTACAGCACCACTACCCAGACGTGCCAGTTCACGGAGACTTCACAACCATCACGGAGGATGAATATGGAGCAATCGACCTTCTTGTCGGAGGAACACCCTGCCAGTCATTCAGCGTCGCAGGACTCAGAGGCGGCATGGATGACGAGCGCGGTAACTTGGCACTCGAATTCATTAGGCTTGCTCAACGAAAGCGGCCACAGTGGCTGGTCTGGGAAAACGTCCCCGGTGTCCTGTCATCGAACGGAGGACGGGACTTTGGCTC